TTCTCCCTCAATGGAATCGGTAGACTCCACGAGTACTCAGAACTCATCCAATCTTGGACAATAACAAATCTTTCTTATGAAAGAATGTTAACAGATGATTGGGACAATAAAGGGATCTTTACGTACATGGATCCACCCTATGATATTAAGATTCCTATCTATGGGAAGAGGGGTGCTATGCACAAGTACTTCGATCATGATAAGTTTGCTGCTGATTGTGACAAATTTACTTCACCTATGCTGATATCATATAACAGCAGTCAGGTAGTAAGAGACAGATTCAAAGATTGGAATGCTGCTGAGTTCGATCACACTTATAGTATGCGTACTGTTGGTGACTATATGAGAGAACAACAAGACCGTAAGGAACTGGTTCTTTTAAACTACTGAACCAGTTGAAGAACTGGCACACTTCACTGTCACAGTAAGGTTGTTCTGCTATAATACATATATAACAAAGGTACTAACTATGAGATGTGAAGTAAAACTATATGTTGCTGGAACAGTCTTCACAGAGACAGTACATGCACGTGACTATCAAGAAGCAAGACAAGTCGCACTTGCTCGTAATCCTAACGCTAGAGTTATGGGTGTAAACGCTGCCAAATGAGCAAAACAAATATACAAGAGAAAATCGATGTAGCATTGAAGCGAATCGATGAATTGCTTTTGTTAATCGAACACTGGAAAAAACAAGATAAAGATAAATGATTTTTATAGCAAGACCATCAGTGTATACTTTACCTGGTACATGGGAGAAGCAACCTGATGTTCTCATCCCACATTTTAATCTAACACCTGATCAAGGATTCATTTTGTTCTTTGGTTTACTTGTGTTATCATTAGTAGGGTATGGACTCTACCTTACGGTAGGAGCAGGTAGGAAAAAATTGAGAGACTCTATTGACGAGCATGCTAAAATGCATGAACTAGGTATTGCACACGGACACAGTGGAAACAAAGATGCCTATAAAATTTCTGGTAAACTTGACCACTCAATTGACGACTAACATGTATCAACTTAAAGATTATCTATACTCCATCAATCAATCCAAAAAGAATCTGATGGTGGATGATGTTGATGCAGAAAAAAGGTACACCCCTTACGTCGTGAACAGATGTCTTTCATCGTTCACTGATGCTATTCTTTATTCCAATGAGATGAATAAGTCTTCACATCTTCCAAAGAAGATGCAGTATGACTTTTACATAAATAGTTTGAAGCCTAGAAAGCGTTTTTCGCCATGGGCACGTAAAGATTCTATTGATTATATTGATGTAGTTAAAGAGTATTATGGTTATAATGATGATAAAGCTCTACAAGCACTCAGAATTCTCACAAAGGATCAACTTGAACATATCAAATATTCATTGAGAAAGGGTGGCAAAAATGAGCGTCGAAACTGACATCCAGTGGAAACAATCAGACATGATTGAAGTATTACTGAGTGAACCTGATGATTTTTTAAAGGTAAGAGAGACTTTAACTAGGATTGGTGTAGCATCTCGTAAAGAAAAAAAGATTTATCAGTCCTGTCATATTCTACATAAGCAGGGCAAGTATTTTATAGTTCATTTCAAAGAACTATTTGCTTTAGATGGTAAGAAAACAAATTTAAGTATTAACGATGTTCAACGTCGTAACAGAATTATTCAGTTGTTATCAGACTGGGGTTTAATTAAAATTTCTGATGCTGATAAGGTAACTGACCTAGCACCATTAAATCAAATCAAGGTTCTAGCATTCAAAGAAAAGGATGACTGGACATTAGAAAGCAAGTATAATATTGGTAGGAAGAAGACAGACCCTTCATAATGCAAATCATTGATAATGATCTTAATCATCTTGTAATTAAATCACAAACTGATAAGATACACCGTTGGAAAACTTGGGAACCTAAGTCACCGTTTGCACCTAATGTAGATGCACACGTTTTTTGTGATGAGTATGATTCTTTACTCGCAAAGGAAGTAAGAGTCATAGCAAACCAGTCTTACTTGGGTCAGATAGAGGAGACAAAGTTTCTGTCTGCTGCCAATTGGAAATCTTTATGGACTAAGTACAATCTTTTTACTTGGTCTCACTCAGTCTTTAAAACATTAAGAGATCATATCTACGATAGTTACGTTGAGTATTGTAATGCTATTGAAGTAGAAGTCTTAGACAGAAAAGATATATGGATCAGAGGATGGTTTGCTAGATTAGAACCAGGACAAAATATTGGAATGCATTCCCATGCCTTACATGAGAATGCTTTTGTTAGTGGAAACATGGCATTACATAACCTTAATCCATGGACTACTACAGACTATTGGATACCGTTGTTTAGTTTATATCATGGGTATTTCCAAGTTAAGAATGAACCAGGTGTTGTCACTTTGTTTCCTTCATGGTTACAGCATAGAGTTGATACTAATCAGAGTTCGAAGGTTCGGTATACCCTAGCATTTGATCTTTTTAATGAATACAACTTCAAATATATCAGGAAAACCGACACAACAGATACGGATCTTGCGAAAATAATCCTGTTGTCAACTAAGTTATAGTGTGATTAAATAGTAGTGTCGCCGTAAGGGACACAAATACACTCGCTTAATAAGGAGAACTATTATGGGTAACCTACAAAGGTATCACTCTGCTGATTTACCACAGCTACTAGAAAGAATAAACAAGAACTCTATCGGAATGGATGATTTTTTCGATGGATTTTTTAATGCAACAGCAGATAACTATCCACCATACAATTTGGTATCTGTAAACAATGTTGAATCCAGATTAGAGATCGCTCTTGCTGGTTTCAAGAAAGAAGAGGTTGCAGTTTACACAGAATATGGTAAACTGTTTGTAGAAGGCAAGAAAGAAGACACAGACACAAAAACAGAATATCATCACAGAGGATTAGCACAGAGATCTTTCAAAAGATCTTGGACTATTTCTGAAGATGTAGAAATTACGTCTGTAGAGTTTGAAGATGGTCTTCTATCTGTTAGACTAGGCAAAATCATTCCAGAGCATCATGCTAGAAAGGATTGGCTTTGACTTGACAATTGATTAAATATGATGTATACTATAAAAACCGTAGAAAATAAATTATGACGGATTCAGCTGCTGGTGCTCAGTCTGCACCAATTCAACACAACATTCGTATCGTGACTTTAGCGTCAGGTGAGAATGTTATCTGCAACTTCTCTCAGGTTCGTGAGGATGATAAGTTTGTAGCATATCAAATGCTATATCCTTTGATCACAGAGCTTGAGGTAGAGGGTGTAGATGGTTCACCCGATGCTACTTATCGTGTGAATTATCGCCGTTGGAATGTCTTCACACCCTATGAAGATTTCCGACTAAATCCACAACATGTGGTGACTGCCATGCCTCCAAACCAAGAGATCATGGTAAACTATGTACAGAAATTGAAGGAGGCTGGAGTTGATCTAAGTTTCCTACCTAATAATGGAGAGGACATTCTAAATGGCGGAGGAACAACAGGAGAATCGAGTGCAGCTGCTGCTACTGCGGGACCAGTGGGTAGTAGCACGAGTTGAGGAATTGGGTGGGGTAGAGTTTGGTGACCCAGACTGTGTACTATCTCACCCTAAACAAGTAAAAGATGACGGTGAATTGATATCATGGCCTCCTCATTCTGATGAGTCTGACGTTGTTATACGATCATCTGATATACTAGTCTTGGTTAATCCAAGTAAAAAAGTTCTCGCTCGTTACATTGAATCTGAATGAAGTTCTACACTAACGTTGAACAAGCTGGCAATCGCTTGCTAGTGCGTGGTTATGATGCAGGTAACGCATTCTCATATAGGGTGGGTTTCAACCCCACCCTGTATGTTCCTACAAAAAATTATACTGAGTGGCGTACACTCGAAGGGGATTGTGTAGAACCTATGAAGATGGGGTCTATCAATTCTGCTAAAGAATTCATTAAAGAATATAAAGAAGTTCCCGACTTCGATATCTATGGGAACACTAGGTATCTTTATCAGTATATTTCTGAAGAACATCCAGAGGATGAGATCAAGTATGATACGTCAAAGATACGTGTATTCAACATCGATATTGAAACTGCTGCTGAGAATGGGTTTCCCGACATCGATTCAGCAGACCAAGAAATCCTAGCGATCAGTATTAAGGACTCTTATTCTGGTCGCATTGTTGTCTTTGGTGCGAGACCGTTTGATAACACGCATGATGATGTAGATTACATGCACTTCAGAACAGAAGAGTCCATGTTAACAGCATTTTTGCAGTACTGGAATGAAAATTGTCCTGATGTTATTACGGGTTGGAACGTACAGTTGTTTGATATTCCCTATATCGCTAGGCGTATTGACAGGTTACTCGGTGAGAAAGCTACTAAGTCTCTTAGTCCTTGGAAGCTTATATCTTCGAGGGAAATCTACATCAAAGGACGTAGACAAGTCGCTTACGATCTTCCAGGAATTTCAACTCTGGATTATCTCGAATTATACAGGAAATTCACTTATACAAACCAAGCAAGCTATAGGTTGGATCACATCTGTATGGTTGAACTTGGAGCGAGAAAGTTAGATCACTCTGAGTATGATACATTCAAAGAGTTCTATGAGAAAGACTGGCAGAAGTTTATCGATTATAACATCCATGATGTTAGGTTGGTAGATCAACTTGATGATAAGATGAAACTGCTTGATCTTGCATTCACTATGGCGTATGATGCTAAGGTGAATTATGAAGATGTGTTTTCACAGGTAAGAATGTGGGACAACTACATCTATTGTGAATTAAATAAAAGAAAGATTGCTATTCCCCCTAAGAAAGAGAGTGCAACTAAAACTGAAAAGTACGCAGGAGCTTATGTCAAGGAACCGAAACCAGGACGCTATGATTGGGTGGTTAATTTTGACCTCAACAGTCTGTATCCTCACCTTATTATGCAATACAATATCTCGCCAGAGACCCTCACGGATGACAGACACCCAACAGTTACAGTTGATCGAATACTTCAAAAAGAGGTAGAGATTGATGGTGAGTTTGCTGTGTGTGCCAATGGAGCACAGTACAGGAAGGATGAGTATGGGTTCTTGCCGTTGATGATGCAGAAGATGTATGACTCTAGGGTCATCTTCAAGAAGAAAATGATTAAGGCGAAGCAACAGTATGAAAAAACTCCTACAGTTGAACTCACGAAGGAGATTGCCAGATGCAATAATATTCAGATGGCGAAGAAGATCTCTCTTAATTCTGCTTATGGTGCTATCGGCAATGAGCATTTTAGATACTATCGTCTTGCAAACGCTGAAGCAATCACCTTATCTGGACAAGTCTCAATCCGTTGGATTGAGAACAAGATGAACGGTTACCTAAATAAACTACTCTCAACAGATAGTGTTGATTACGTTATTGCATCTGACACCGACTCAATATATCTTAATCTCGGACCTGTTGTTGATAAATTTTTTGGTAAT